TGTGATTTTTCCCGTGTACGGGTTCCAGGATTTTCCGACCCCCTCTTGAAGGCTCCCGAAACGGGGGCCTTTGCCTTTTCCCGAAACGGGAGTGATGTAGATGCCTAGTGGCCCTGCCCCGAAGGATCCGTCGAAGCGTGCGCGCCGTAATGCGGAGCCGGTCGCTATGCGGATCCTCCCGAAACTCCTTGCCGAACAGCCCGAGCTCCCCGAGTTCGATATTCAGGTCGACGTTGACGGCACCCCTGTGTCGCAGCGGTTTGAGTGGCCGGAGCGTACCCGTGTGTGGTGGCAGATGTGGGCGGACAGTCCTCTGTCGCTTGAGTTCACTGCGACGGACTGGTCTGAGCTGATGGACACGGCTCTGATTCACGCTCGCGTTTGGTCTGGCGACTTGAAGTGGATGCCTGAGTTGCGTCTGCGTACGGCGAAGTATGGTGCGACGCCGGAGGATCGTCTCCGTTTGCGGATCCAGTTCGCTCAGGCCGAAGAGGCTGAGGATCGTACGGGCACGCGTGTAACGTCTCGCGATCGGTTCCGGGGTATCCGCGTCGGCCAGGAGCGAATCGAGCCGGCCTGATGCCGTGGAAGCCGCTCGAGGGTGAACTGTTCCCGACGCTTGGCTGGCATGTGGCCGATCAGATGGCCGAGTTCATGGGCTACGAGGTTTCGCGTGAGCAGCTTGAGTTCCTGATCCGGTTCTACGAGATCGACCCGCTCACGGGTAAGCGCGTGAAGCGCCGTGGTGTGATTCAGAGAAGCCGCGGTTGGGGCAAGTCTCCGTTCCTCGCAAGCATTGGGCTCTCCGAGGCGCTGTTCGAGGTTGTCCCGGATGGTTGGGACGCTGACGGACAGCCTGTCGCGGCGCCGTGGTCGGAGTTCAAGCGGGTCATCAATGTTATCGTCACGGCTACGTCTGAAGATCAGGTCGGCAACACGTGGGCTCCGCTGCTGGACTTCGCTCGCATGGATGCCATGGTCGACGAGTTCGGGATTGAACCGCTCGAGTCGTTCATCGCGATTCGGGGCGGGAAGATTGAGCCGCGGACGTCTAAGGGCCGGTCGATCAAGGGTCTCCCGGGTCAGGTCTGCGCGATCATGGACCAGACCGAGGAGTGGGTGCCGGGTAACGGTGGCCTGCGTCTCGCTCAGAACATCCGAAACAACGCGACGAAAACCAACGGCGTGACGATCGAGTCGCCCAACGCGTTCACGCCGGGTGAGAACTCGGTTGCGGAGGCTTCTGCGCGCGACTGGGAGATGATTCAGTCCGGGAAGTACCCGAAACTGAGCGAGGCGCGTCAGGTGCTCTATGACCACCGTGAGGCGCCGGCGTCGACTGACATGTCGGACCATGAGTCGCTGATTGCGGGTCTTCGGTACGCGTATGGGGATAGTTCGGATCATCCGGGCGGGTGCGTGATTCACGAGCCGCCGTGTGAGCCTGGGTGGGCGCCAATTGAGACGATTTCCCTGGCATTCCTGGACACGTCGAACGACGTGCAGGTGTTGCGCGCGGACTTCCTGAACCAGATCACTCATGCGTCCGATTCGTGGCTTTCGCAGCCCGAGGTGCGTGCGTCGATCGCCCGGGACAAGGTTGTGACGAAGGACGAACCGGTCACGCTTGGTTTCGACGGTTCTGAGGGTCGCAAGGAAGGCGTCGCTGACTCGACGGTTCTCGTGGGCTACTCGGTCTCGCAGGGTCACCTGTTCGAGATTGGGTGCTGGGAGCAGCCGAAGAGTTGGGACTCGAAGACTCAGGGGCCGTGGCAACCGCCTGCGCTCGAGGTGGATGCGGCTGTAGACAAGGCGTTCCGGGACTACAACGTGGTCGGGTTCTTCGGCGACCCGTCCGCTGGGTGGTCGGGGAACGTCGCGTCGTGGGAGTCGAAGTATCACCGACGCCTCAAGGCCATGGTCACCAAGGAACAGCCGATCCGGTACCGCCAGAAGGATGTCACGCGTACGTGTGAGGGTTTCCGGGATCTGGAATCAGGTCTCCGCGGCGGCACTGTGACTATCGATGGGTCTGCGGCGATGATCGCTCACTTCATCAACGGTCGTCGTGATCCTCGACGTGCCGGGTACGTAGTGAAGAAGCCTGACGACGATCAGGACTACTCGAAGGTCGACATGTCGTGGGGCGCGATGTTCGCGTTCGTTGCTGGCCAGGAAGCAATTGCAAAGGGTGTGCTGCTGAGTCGGAAGACGAGGCCGCGTCGACTGTACTAAGAGGGGGTGCGTATGCCTGCGACCGCAGATGAATGGCTCCCGATTCTCTTGAAGCGGCTTGACGACCGGGCTCCGCGGGTTCGTCAACTGCGTTCATACGTCAACGGTGATGCGCCGTTGCCGGAAATGGGCGAGAACACCCGTGAAGCGTGGAAGAAGTTCCAGAAAAAAGCCCGCACCAACTGGGGCGAGCTCGTCGTTGAGGCGCTCGCTGAGCGGTGCGTATATTCGGGCGTGACTGTCGGGGATGAGCTGTCCGAGGATCAGACGGCGCGTGAGATTGTGCGCCGGAACCGGCTGGTCATCCAGATCGGTGACCTGGCGCGTGAGATGTTCACGACGTCGGTGGGTTACATGATCGTGGGACGTGATTCGTTCGGTAGGGCGGTCATCACGGCGGAGTCGCCTGATTACGTGTATGCGGCGGTTGATCCGTTGATGCCTTGGAAGGCGCGCGCGGCGGTGAAGGTGTGGCGTGACGTCGATGAGGGTCACGATTACGCGTATGTCTGGGTGAAGGGTTACCGGGCGAAGTACAGCCGGCCGATCTTCGATGAGGAGAACAAGCCGATTCTGCTGGCAAACAGTGGTGATTGGGCGCCGGACTCGCAGGAGACGTATACGGGTGAACTGCCCGTGTACGTGTTTGAGAATCATGGCGGCACGGGTGAGTTCGAGACCCACACGGACGTCCTGGACCGGATCAACCTGGGCCTGTTGCAGCGCATCGTGACTGTGGCGATGCAGGCGTTCAAGCAGCGCGCGCTCAAGGGTGGCCTACCGCAGGGCGATGAGGGCGACGACCCCGATTGGGCGAAGATTTTCGAGCCCGCCCCGGGTGCGTTGTGGGATCTTCCAGAGGGTATCGACCTGTGGGAGTCGCAGGATTCAGCGCAGGGCATCCTTGCAATGCTGGCGGCATCGAAGGACGACATCCGCGACTTCGCGGCGGCTACCCGAACTCCGATCAATACGCTCCTCCCGGATGGCGCGAACCAGTCTGCCGAGGGTGCCGCGTTTGCCCGCGAGGGGCTCGTGTTTAAGGCGAAGGATCGTATCGAACGGCTCAAGGTCGGCTTGAACGAGGTCATCGCCGCGGCGCTACGGATCGAGGATTCGTCGTTCGACCAGACGGTGGAGGTTTCTTTCGCCCCGGCCGAGAACGTGTCGATGACGGAGAAGTCTGCTGCTGCCGCCCAGGCGGTGACTGGTGGCGTGCCGTGGCGTACGCGGATGACGGACATTTATGGGTATTCGGCGGATGCTGTCGACCGGATGGAGCTCGAGCTTGCTTCGGAGGCGCTGATCGGGGGTCTGAATGGATCAGCAAACGGCGCGGCAAGTTCTGGCGGCGCAGCGGTCGTACGACCGGTTGACGGCGGAGGCTCGAACCCGAACACTGACGTCGCTCAGGCAGGCGTGGCTTAGCCTCGGCGCCTACCGAGACACGGACATCGAGAGATGGCTGAATCGCGTGGTCCCGCTGGTTACGGCGGGCGAATGGACGATCGCGCAACTCACGGCAGCGTACCTCGCAAGGGTGGTCGGTCTCGCGAACGGCGAACGGATCGCCGCAGAGCCGGTGAAGCGCGCCGACGTGACCGGTGAAGGTCTCCGAGGGGTTGACCCGGACGAGGTATACCGGCGCCCAGCGGTGACCGTGTATTCGGCTCTCGCGTCCGGCCTGTCGTTTCGGGAGTCGGTGAACCGTGGCCTCACAAGGGCTTTGGATATCGCACAGATCGACATGCAGTTGGCCCGCACACACACGGTTGCTGCGTCGTCGCGGATATCAAGCTACCGACGCACCCTGTCGGGCCTCGAGAACTGCGAACTGTGCGCCATCGCATCAACGCACCGGTACTACCGCGGCGACCTGATGCCCATCCATGGGCGTTGTGACTGCGGCGTGATGCCAGTGTTCGCGGGAGAGCCCCAGCCGGAACCACTTGACGGGGTTACAGTCCGCCAGCACGGCGAGCTAGGGCCTGTCCTCACGGTCACCGGGTCGGACTTCACTGGCCCGGACGACCTCTAGGCGCGATGTCGGTGGCCTCTGGGAGAATGGGGAGGTAGAACCCCCGCGTGGACTGGCATCCACCGGGGGCGTGACCGAACTGATTAGGAGTTCGATGTGACCCAGACTACCAAGACATGCTCGGGGTGCACCACCGCCAAGCCTCTTGCGGAGTTCTACCGGTCCAAGCGATCCGGTGACGGATACCAGTACAGGTGCAAGGACTGCTCCCGCTCGACGCTGAGGAAGTGGCAGGAAGACAACCGAGAGCACCACAATCTCGCGACCTCCCAGTGGCGGCAGAGTAACCCCGACGCCATCCGCGCACACAAGCGGAAGTGGAAGTACGGGCTGACGCAGGAAGCATTCGACGCGCTCATGGATGCGCAGGGCGGCACTTGCGCTATCTGTGGTGTCATCATGGCCCCGCCATGTGTGGATCATTGCCACTCTTCTGGGCGCGTGCGCGGGCTGCTCTGTTCGCCGTGCAACCTTGGCATAGGGCAGATGAGAGACGACCCATCGATCCTCATCGCCGCAGCGGACTATCTCCGCGCTAGCTAGATCACCAACCGAGAAGGCCACCTACGGGTGGCCTTTCGTGTTTCTACGACTCCCCGCGTGATG